TCTACCAATATCATGATTTTTTTTTCTTTAGTAATCTTAAAATATGGCTCTAAATCAATATAACAACCATACTTCTCCTTATTGTGTATAAAGGTAACTTCTATTTTGTGTTTACTCATGCTGTCCCTAAAATATCATTAAGCGATACATTCGCCCCTCCTTGATTTTGTAATCCTTGCGGTAATGCCTGTTGCCCCATGTTTCCCGCGTCTGGCATTTGCTCCATTCCAGGTGGCACTTGCGGCGCTGGCATTGACAACTCTTCCACGCTTTCATCATTTATTTCAATAAATCGTCTCTGTAATTCTTGTCTGTTTGTTATGTCAGGGAAAAATGCCAACATCTTTTGCGTGAAATTATCAAATAATAATCTCTGAATTGCCTTTGATTGCTCCAATAATGGAATAACATTCGTCTTTACCACAAACTTGAAATCATCATAAAAATCAGTCGAGATCTCTATTATCTCCACGTTCTTACCCAATGCCTCAAATTCAGCCTCCTCCTCCTCCAGCTTGGGAGATGTCATCCCGTCAAGTCCAATCATTCGCATTTTATCATCACGTATCTGATCCGGTAACTGATTCCGCTCCTGACGAATTCTCAGTATTTTATCACCCTGTGAATTATCTGATAATGTCGTATCGTTTAACGTATATTCATTAAATATCTCTTTAAAACTATCCTCTGTCGCGCCTGTTATCTTTTCAATCAATTTTGGCTCTAACATGAACTGAAATATATCCGACATTTTCAGGACCGTAAGCTGCCTAAGTAAACTACCAAGCCTTTTGACAAACGCGTTTTGTATCTCTTGCGCCCGCTCCGACTCCTGTATAACTTGCGTCGCGGTCTTGTTTTCTCCCCCCGCCCCCTGCTGTTCCGCGCTGATTGAACTTTTTTCCATTAAATCCTGCGCGTAATTTAAAATATTAAATACCGTCGGATTTGGTGCGGGAAATTCTAGGTTTTTTGTGTTACTTGCGTCTGATACTTGATAGGTCGGAACCCCGTACGGTCCAACTTGTTCGTCAGTTATATCTTGTAAGTTGTTTACTAGTAATACCGGTGATAACGATTTAGCCATCTGTGTTAATGTCATATTCCATAAAATATCTACCACGTCTTGATTGTCCGATAACACGTTTACCATCGAATCCCCATAAAAAAACTGCCCGTCAGGATCAAGTGGAATAAAAATCTCTTTTGCAAATGGGTACTCTTTGTGCTTGAAAGGAAACGGCGATACCGGCTGGGTCATCAATACTCCGTTTATTATTATATAATATTCGTCAGCCCATTTATTATAATATCGGATAACATAATAATCTTTCGCTTGCAGTGTCGCGTTTGCCGCAAACTTTTCATTGAAAAATGTCTTTTGTTCAGCTTCCGCCTCACTAAACGGCGCGACAAACTTCGCGTTCTTATACTTACCAAAATAATCTTCAAACTGTTGCGCGTTGATTATATCCTCAACTACGATAAACGGCTGTCTCTGTATGTCTGATATAAATATGTCGCCCGGATAAAAATTTTCAAGCCTGATTATCTCACTCCAAATTTCCCGTTCCACCTTTTCCTTTTCTTCGTACTTCCCCTCACCCGTCTCATCGTCATACTCAAGTATGTTTTTTATCTTTTGTGTGGACTTATTAAATCGCCGTCCCACAATACACGTCCCCCTTACTAAAAGCGAGATAGCCATCTGTGCGCGCTTTATTTCCGCCCCTTCAACGCCGTCGAATCCGGGCAAGTCAAATACTTCGTTTAAATGATTGGCTATTTCCGCCTTCTCCACAAATTTTTTGTTCTCACTTATCTGAGCAATTATTTCCGCCGTTATCGCGCGTGTCATCTGCTGGCTGTAAATTGCTATTACCTTATCGTGCGTTATTGGCGTACTCATCCGAAACTGTCCCACCTCACTATTGGTTGTCTGGGTTTTGTATCGCAAAAATGATTTTTCGCTGTCATCCCAAAACTTAACCCTGTTACGTCCTTTAATTGTATCAGTTGCCGGATCGTGCCTCGAACCGAAATACTGATACGCTTTTGAATTCATCTCGTACGAATCACGGAAGTCTGTTATTACGTGCGTTAAAACCTCTTGCTCTTTGGGCGAAGGGTTGTACGCTATATGTTTTTTGTTATCTTGGTTAGACAGTTTAATTGTCAGTTGCTTTTTTTAAATCTTTATTTGGTCAATTTTTTGGGTGGCTAATTCAGTCAACCGTTTCTCCGTAAATTTTAAAATGGTGATCCCTTCTTGCAGGGTTCTGCCGGCTAAATTTTTTATTATTGTATCAACGCATCCCTGCAACTCAAGCATTTGCTGTTCTGATAGGTGAATTGTATTTTGTTTGTTCATGGATTATAATAAAACATTTTTTACACTATGAATATATCAACGTGTCGCGAACTGCGCTCGATACGTTCGCAAAGGCTTGAATTCTGTTGTTTCTGTCCCTGTCTTTATACGAATTGTACTCATTGCGTACCGCAGGGCATCCATAAGGTGATTAAAAATCTCTTCCGGCCTATTCAATACTATACCGGTCTTTTTGTCAGTCTGGAAAACATAATTACGGTACTCTTTTATCAAGTTTAACGACCGTCTGGTCATTGAAATCCGCTGTGATTGTACCTTTTGTATCCCATTTAAAACCGAATCCTTGCCTTTGTCAGCTCCGACAACCGATACTCCTTTTAACCGCAACTCGTCAATTGACTTGGGCTCGGCACTATCCGCCACACTCAATGCTTTCTTCTCCTGGTTTAATATTATATCAGCTATTTGATTATTTACCAACCCGGTCGTGTACGCCACCTCATCTAAAATGTATCCGCCGTTATAATAATAGACCGCCACAATAGCCGTCGGATCGTTCGTATACCCAAAGTCTATTCCGTACCGTTCAAGCCGCGCTTCGTGCGGTATCTCGTCTATAATCTTCCAGTCTGTATAAATCTTCCCCTCAATCTCGCCGAGCAACCCTTCCCCGTAAACACGCCACCAGTTTGCTCTGTCTCGTTTGCTTTCAATTGACTCGACTATCCGTTTGTGCAGTACATTTAAACAGTCCAGATACGTCAAGGTGATAAAATCATGGTCAACTTTATCTTTTATCTGCGTGTAATACCAGAATTCAGTCGTTGGGTTCCAGTCAAGCCAGATAACATCTTGTGTTCTGACTTCCAACTGATCATAGATATTATAATCAATATTGTTCGCTTCGTTTATAAATAAGCCGTCGCGCCTTGGCCCGTGCGCTTTCCCCAGCTTGTCAATCGAGATGAACTTGAGTATTGACCCTGTTTCAAATTTATAAAAATGTTTCGATTCATTCCATCTGTCGTCATTCCAGTAGCCTCTATCCAGCATGATAGCTTTAAAATCCTTTATCGCGCCGTCTTCTAAATGAGGGTAGCTTTCACTCATCACGTCAAACTTTTTGTTTTGGCGCGACTGGCAATAATCAATAATCCATACAAGTATACTGATTGTCTTGGATGCGCTGGTACCGCCACAAACCGCTCGTATTCGTTTAGTTAAATCAAATATCTTTCTTGTAGCTTTTGTGTCGCTGAAGTTAAACTTTTGTTCTTTCATTCATTCTTACATTTACATTTATGGTGCTCCTCTTTACATTCAGGACATCGACCAGTACACGAAGGACACCTACATGTACTCGTTAATTCCCCTTTCTCATTATATGTTGGCCCCGGATATACAACTATTGGCTCTACCAATGCTTTCTGTTTCCCTGTACCACCACATACCAAACAGTTTATTTCTTTTTCCTTATTCACTTGTTTTTGTTCCTTGATCATTAAGTTTTGCTCTCCCCTCCATAAATAGGTGTTATCGGCTTCCCGCCACTTGTTATGTCCTGTTCTGTTCTATCAGTCCAGCCGAAATTTTTAAGTGCGAAAATGTCTCCGGAACGCCCATGCCTTCTAAGTGAAATTTCATACGCATTTTCAACAATCAACTTAGCTTCTTTAACAATCTCTTTAAATCCTTCACGCTTCTGATAATCATCTAGTAATTGTTTAGACGCACCAATAGATAAAGCTAAACCAGTTACTGTATATTCTTTCACTGGCGTTTTTTCTAAATACCCATTTATAAGGTCAACTAATTCCTTTGGATCCTTCCACCTCCTTGGTTTCCCTACTTTTCTCTTTTGTTTTACCATAATATTCTAAAAACTTTTTCTTACTAAAAACTATATATCTAATTGGCAAGTCATAAAATTTAATAGTTTCAGCAGTATCAACGTCAAATAATGTAGAAATTAAAATCAGCTCTTTTTTTGAGTCAAGATATTCTTTCCCATCTCT